GTCGTCGTCGGTCGGGCTCCACATGCAGACGCTGCGCTTCTTGTGTTCGATCTTGTAGGCGATGTTCGCCACCAACATCTTGGTGTAGCCAACCCGCGCCGACTTCAGCAGGTTCAGTTCTTCGATAAGGTCATTGCCCATTGCGTTGAGCAAGGGCACTTGGAAGGCCTCGGTTGTCCATTTGCCTTCACCGTAGGACGATTCCGAGGACATATAGAAATACTTATCTGCCCACTCGACGGCTGTCAGGGGAGCATCTTTCTGAAGGCTTTTCAGCCCGCGCCGGACAGCGTCAACCAGTGGCCTCATCCACGGTGGCGATGTACTCATCTAAAAGCTCCGGTATGCGGTCAGCCAACCCGACAGCAGCGTTACGCGTAACGGCAATTTCGTTTTCGACTGCATCAAGGTGACGCACTGCGATATCGGGGTGTTTGCGTTTCACGCTCTTGGGAATGGTGTTCAGGGTTGAGGCCAACTGCGCCGACAGGCTGGACAGCGCAAAAATCATGAAACCGACCGGAACAAGCTCCTTGTCGCCGATCTTGTTTTTGCGTGCCTGGGCGTCGGCCTGCTCTCGGGTCAGACGCAGACGCTCGCAATCGATCTTGTAACCAATCAGCGGATCGACTTCTTCGGCGCCAGGTTGTTGCTTGCCGGTCTGGTGTTGCAGGCGGTTATCCAGCACCGACCGGACGTCATAAAACGACTCGCGGCCGATCTTCGCGACTGCTGCGACGTCCCATTTATCAAAGGCCTGCACCGAAATACCAAGGCTGTCGGCCATGTTCTTCTTGTTCAGCCAACCCGGCTGCCGCGTGATCGTGGTGATCTTGGAAGACATAACAACAACCAACCTCTGGAAAAGGGTCATACATAGCGATAAGGCGGGGCCCGAATTACCCCCTTAGGGGGTGGGGTCCGGGAGTACCTTTTGGTTTTCGTCCCCCCAGGGGGATGTCAAGCCAAAAAGTCGAAGAAAACGACGAAAAACCGGTTTTTTCACCTTTTTTGACGATTCCGCCCGGGCGATCCACATCACCGCGCACCAGCCATGGCATCAGCCCAGGCACCAGCGAACACCTCTTCCCGGTTGGCCTTCACGATGTTCTCGGCGATCTTGAAGAACGGGAAGATAGTGCGATATCGCGGGGCCGAGTCAGCGAAGATGAATACCGGTCGCACTGCATCACCCATGCCCATCGACTTGCGCTCCCACACACCTTGCGTACCGTCGACCTCGCCAGAAAAGAAGCGATGGGCGTTGCCCTTGCGGCGGCTTCGGGCGCTGCCACTGGCATTGGCCTGATAGCCCCGCGCTGACTCAGCAGCCCCCAGGCCAGACAGGATCTTCAGCATCGTGCCGCGTGACACGTTGCCGTACTGATTCATGAAAGCCGTGGTAGGCACCGCGTATTGGCCACTGCGCATGATGCCGCGCGCTATCAGCGACTTCTCGAAACGCTTATGGGGCCGCATCCCACCGCTTACCGCTTGCTGCAGGTAAGTGTCGGCAGGCACGCCAGATGCCCACGAGTCCTTGAAATAGACTTCAGCGGCACGCTGCTTGGTGGCCATCTTCACAAACAGACTATTCAGCGTGGTCGGCGTTGGCCGATCCAGGCGCTTCCGCATCACCGTAATGGTGCCTTCCTTGACCCGCTGGGCCAGCCGGGTCGCGGTCAGGGCCGCCACGAAAGGAAGGTGCTTTTTCTCCAGCTCCAGCATGCCCGCAGTGACCGGGGCTGAATCCAACCCTAAATCGATCTTGAACATACGGACACCTTCAGGGTGATTGAGACGGCTAGCCTACGAACCCGAAAAGCTCGCAAGCCCGCATAGCGACCAGGGCAGCCAGAGAGGCAACCGTAATCCAGAGAATCGGCGGCGGTATGCCATCGGTCGACTGAATGACCGTGGCGCACGCTTCACCCTGCACAAACGGCAGGTGGCTAAGCGACTCGGCGGAATCCAGAGTGACCGCGACAGGCTCTACAAAGCTGGCCACCTCACTACACGCAGCGTTGTAGAACACCACCACGCGCTCATGCTCGGTAACCAACCGCACAGCCTTTAGCCGGTGCAGATTGCCGGCTCGATCCACGATACGAAAAGCAACTTCAGACTCACTCATTTGAACCCCTCGTTATGCGTAACGGCCGAGGCCTGGCAGGCCTCAGGCTCTCGACAATCAACATGCCCGTCAGTGCGTAAGCCAACAGGACCTACTTTGAGTCAACGTTTACTGTTCGCTCGTATTGCGCCCTGTCGACGAGGCGCTAACTCCCGCCTTCTTCGCGAGGAACTGCGTATACAGTCCACCCGCAACATCGGCACCGATAACAGCGATAACGATGCCGAGCCCTGCCGCCAGATACAGGTTGCTCCAAAGAGCCATTGCGAGCAGCAACGTGGCCATACCCAGCAGGCCAGACGCGAGAAAACGTAGCGCTACTCGCTGAAGGATTTGGCGAATGCCCAGGTCGCTGCCTGATGCCCGCAGCATTTCACCAGACAAACCGGCAAGGCTCAGCAGAACCAACAACCACAGAGGTACATCGGTCAGCGCCTGATGCTCGGAGTTCATCTTGAGTCCTCAAATAGATCGGCCTCCACGTCGCTGGCATCCGCTTTAGGCAAGGAGACAAGCATG